GGTATAACAGAAAAATCAAAATCAATGTAATATTTTTCGCCATATTTTGGAGCTAACCACCTGTTGAGTTCATCTCTAATTTTTAGCATTTCTGGTATAACAGCATTTTGATATAAAGCTTTTTTTGCTTCCTTCATGTTATTATAGGTTGATGCCTTATCATTATTTAATAATTGTGAAGGAACAGCATATATGTTACAAAGATCTTTAATACTAGCGTTGTATTGTTCTAGTAATGATATATCACCTGCTGATAATCCAAAATTAACCCAAGATAATTTTTTTGGTGTAATAACTATATCACCAGCATTATTAGATCCTTGATATGTAGATCTAAACTTGTCTTTTAATTGTTGTGCTTGTACTTCATTTAGATCACCTTCATCGCTCATTAAAACACCTCTAGCAGTTTGATTTTGTAGATATTTTACACCTGTTTGTACGGCTTCATTATTTGTTGTTAACGATCTTAAACCGGCCCTAAGTGGAGATTGCCCATATAAATGAGATCCTGTGCCGTCATAATACGGGTTAAAATCCTTTATATGGCATATTTGTTCTGCTGGTATAGCATAAGAACCATTGTATTGTATTTTATATTCTTTAATCGGCTCAAACATTCCGCCAGATATAATTTCCATTATTTGACTAGGCATAACATAAAGTTCTTTGTATTTTCCTATATTATCACCAGTGTCAGGACCTATTCCATAAACGTATCTGTTACCTGTTAATTTACCAAAGGCAATTAATTCGCTAATAAAACTTGCGTATGATTGCGCAGGGTTTGGGCGCTCTAATATTTCGTGTAATTCAGTGTCTTTTAACTCTATTAAGGCACTTTTCTTAAGCATATTAGATTTATGTATGATTGTACCATCTATCATACCGCTAGTCATCGCATTATATCTTTTTAATTCACTGTCATTTACTTTTTCATATACACATATGGGGATTGTTGATGCTGCTTTAGTAATTAGATTAATGATTGAATATATAGTTGCGTTTTTTCTGTAACCTTCATTCACATATGTATCGTCATTTTCGGGGTTCCAAACTATGCTTTCACCAAGCCAATTATATATAGCTTGATTATATTCTTTAGCAGTTTGTTGTGAATTTTTAGTAATAAGGTTTTTGAATCTGTCTAGGATTGATGCCATTTAGTAAAATTTTATGTAAAAATACAAAATATTAAATTCTTTTATATTACAAAAAAATCATATCTGTTTTTATATCTACTGTACACACAATATCTGAGCGCGTCCATACAATGATCGTTTTTTGATATAGGTTTATTTATTATTGTTCCATCTTTCATTTCTTCCCAAAAATATGTTAATTGTTCTTTTTTCATATTTTTACTCTCATTGGAAATTATTACTTCAAATTCTTTAACTAAACTAATTCCAGCATTTATAGATCCTTGCCCTTTAATTGATGGTTTAGCCAAGCAATCCATCTGTCTTAATTCTTCTATTGATTTTGGTTCAGCACTATCACAATACATTAAAATATCATTCAATTTATTATTTTTTAAAAATTCTGCTAGATCCCGGTTAGTCATTCCCTTCTTGTATAGCCACTCGTGAACATATAATTTGTCGCCAACTTTTCCAACTTGTAAAACCACTGCGGGATCATTCGAATAGCCGAAATCAACACCCAGTGCGGTTTCGTTAAATTCCGGGAACTCAATATGTGGTATGTATTTCCAGTTTTTAAATATTTGTCTGTTACTAAATACGGCTCTTTGTCCTTCACCGTAAACCAGCCAATAATCAGGGTCACGCTCTCTAATCCTTTCAATCTCATCTATTAACTCCTTTGGTAAAAATTTATTATCCTTGTATGTGCTTATAAATAGATCAGCGTCATCACGCTCTGATAAATCATATAAAAAATGTATTGGATCGGAAGGGTTAAAATCAATTAAAATTTCGTTTCTAGTTCTCATTGCTAACTGTTGATAATCTTCAAAAAATAATTCATTCCCTTCATTGATCCAAAGTATATCTCTTGCAGATCCTCTAATTTTTTGTGCGTCATCAGCACTAAACATTTCTAATGTATGCCCGTTATATGTAAAAGTGTTTTCAGATTTATTGTGTTTACCTAGCCAATAAATACCAAGTTGTTTACTTATAAATAAAAAATCCCTTAACACAGATCTTTTAAGGGCCGGCAGTGTTTTTCTGACTATTGATATAGTGAGCGGATCTTTAGCCACTGACATAGTGTATAAACAATATTGCATTAATGACCAACTTTTCCCGGACCGCGTACCGCCTTGAAAAATTTTTAATCTTTTTGTAGAATCTATTGCTTGATAAAATTGTTTGTTACAATATTCTTTTAATCTTTTTCTGTTGCTGGTGTCCATTCAATTAATAGGTTTTCCGGTGGGTTTGCTTCATGCTGTATTTCTTGTCTTTCAACCCAACCCCTTTCCTTTCCAATGGTTTTAAGGGCAAATATTATTGATGCTTTATCACCTTCATTTATCTTTTCAACTAATTTACTTGTGACAAAATCTAAAAATAATTCCTTTGGTTGAATATCATTTATTTGTTCGTTAAAATCGTCATCTTTATTAATCCAATTATAATAAGTGCTTCGAGCAATACCAACTCTATTACAAGACATTGTTATATTGCCAAACGTCTTTGTATAAGCGTCAATAAATGCCTTTTTAGTAAGTTTACTGTCCATAATCGTCTATTTAGTACAAAAATACTTTATTTTGTTTAATATCTTTTTGTATTCAGTTTTTGTGTTATTCTTATATACTTCTACTGTGTTATTTTTTTTTATGTTTTCTATTTTTGTTTGCTTAGATTTTATAAATTTTTGTGATTGATTGTCTTTTCTTTTTTCGTGTCTAAGTTTTTCAGTGTCGCTATTTACTTCAATTACTATTATATCACATTCAAATTTATTAAAAAAGCTTTGATTAAATAATCTATCACCTTCAAATAATATTTTACCATCTGTAATTTTATTACAAAATCTTATAAAATCCGGTTGTACAGCCATAGATAATTTATCAGTGCCACTAAATACTGATTTATTATATATTCCAATGATATACAGTTGTTGTTTACTAAAATACATTCCCCGTACTAAGCCAAAATTAAATTTTACAAAGGGTTTATATGTTTTAATTATTTCTTTTATCAGTGTTGTCTTGCCTGTAGCGGGTTTACCGCCCAGTGCTAATATTCTGTTAGCCATTTTTTTTGATAGTTTTCGTTTCTAAAATCCCACAATACACTCCAATCAACACCGGTTTTAACAAGATCTTGTATTTTTTGTATTTCTTTTTTCTGTCTTTCAATGTAATATCCAATGTATCTTTTACCTCGTTTATATTTTTTATAAGCACATAAAGTAGTTTCTACATTCCATATATTTTTATGCTGTATATCATAATTGTTTACGTTTTTCATTAATTGCTTAAATTCATATTGTAAATAATTAATTTGATTTTTAGACAATTTTCTGTCGTTTTTATGCGTGTATAATTCTTCTTTGCCTAAATGTTCAACTAAACCGTTTCGGCAGCTCTCGGCTTGTCTAAGGTCTAAATAAGTTGGTTTTAAATTGTAATCCGTTAATACATTTATCATTTCTATATAAATAAACAAAGTAAAACGGCCGAAATTCTTAATGTTATTTAACTGTGTAAAACAATTATCGTATGTCATCTGAGGTGTTGGTTGTTTTAAACTAGAAAAATAATCAGCTTGTGTCATATTTCCAAGCATTTCTTTATAGCTTATAAATGTTTCAACTAATTTGTTTGATGATTTTATTCTTAATCTATCTGTTTGAAATATTGTTTTTTGTTTGTTTTCGTTCCACCATTTCTGTAATCTATTTACATTAACATTTTCGTAATCCGGGAATTCATTATACATATAAAATACAGTGGTTGGAGAATAACAAGTGCCATATAAAAAAGCAAGCCAATATCTTTGTTCAATGTTAAGCTCAAACCTATCACATACATATTTTAAACAATCATTACTCGGGTCAATGTCTTTTGCTTTAGATGATTCTATGTGATAATCTATGTAATTATAACTCATATATTTCGTATGGTGTTACGCTTTCTGGATTATAGCTTGCGTCAACCCGTTTAAAAATGTCTTTTGTTGATGCTATAAATATTGCGTTTTTATGTTTTAAGATCCAAGCTGGCCGGTTTTTATTTCTAAATAAATACAGTTTGTTGTCATCTGTTAACTGCATACCAGCTATGCTCCCGGACGTGGTTGTAATAAAATCTTTTATTTTTTGTTTATCAGTTCCACATAATAAACTTAATAATTCACCATCATTTTCAGTGTTCATTTTTACATTGTATTTTTTTTCCATTTCTAATTTTGAGCTCATATCAAGAACTCCATTAAATACAACTGTATTGTTTTCGGATATTATAGGTTGATTGTTTTTTTTTATTTTATAATCACCGCTAGTAGAGTATCTGTTATGAAATATTAATTTATTTACCATTGGTAATTTTATATCAGTAACATTGTTTTCTTTTACTGTTTTTAATCCGTCTTTTACATAGCTAAAACCAAAGCTGTGTAAACCTCTTATTTTTGATTGTAAAATTAATTTTTGTAAAATATTGTAATGTTCCTCAGTTGGGTTTTCTGAGCTGTAACCAATAATACCACACATTAATAAATTTTTTGACCTTTAGATCTATTTTTAGCAATATTAAGTTCTTCATCCGCTGAACCACAAGAAATCATTTTTTCCCTGTAATACATTACTAATGATATTCTTGTAGCTTTTTCATCTATTTTATTAATTGGTGTGTTCCCGTGCCATTGATGTACGTCAACTAATAATAAATCACAATTCTGTATATCAAACGCAACACCCCACTTTGGAACAACAAAATAACCGCCAGTGTATCTGCCTTTTCTTAAAACAACTAAATTTCCAAAACCTTTTTCAAAATCACCTTTATCAGTGTGTACGGCTGTTTGCCAGTTTTTATTTACAGTGACAGTTGTAAATGCTGTATCTGGTATTACAAAATCTTTACTTGTTTCATCAGCAATTTTTCTTTGTAACTTATAATGTTCTGGCATTAATTCAGAGTATTTTTTGTCAACAAATTTTATTATTGGATATGCGTTTTTAAATTTTTTAAACTCATGTTCATTAAATGCTGTTTGACGACAATATGGAAATCTTGCGTTGCGATCGAAAAAACCTATTATACCACTGTTTACTTTTTGTAGAGCTTTATTTGTGTTAGACATTGTACCGTCTTTTTTAACCGGGCGCCTTTTTAAAATATCAGTTTCTACATCTCCACTGCTTACCCCTCTGTTATTAGTGTGTTTTGCGGCCGTTTTTAAGTTTTCAAATCCTGCTTTAGCTATGTTACCAGGGATTATATTTTTTCTGAATTTCGCAATTACGTTCCCAGATTCTTGACATATTACATCAGCATCGTAATTAATTAATAAATTAAAATCTTTATCGCCTAATAGTTTGCCAGATAATTTTGAAGCTTCTTTATCAGACATTTTAGGCATTACATTATGCTCTGTTATCATTGTATAGTTTTTTAATTGCTTGAAATATGCTATCTGTTAAATTATCTGTTTGTAAAAAATCTCTTAATTCTAATTCCATTCTTCTGAGTTGCGGCTCAGTTTCAGTTGTTAAAAACAGTTGTACCATTTTTACATGAGAATCGTTTATTTCATCTGGGTATTCATAATCTTCTTCATTTTCATTTCCAACTTCAAATTCAATGTCATTATCCCATTTAGGCAGATCTAATCCCCAAGAAATTAAATCTTGATTATCCCATACGTTTGCCAATATATCGTAATCCCACTCACCGTATGATACATTATCTTTTATTATAAATTGTCTTTTTTGTTCATCGGTCCAACCTTTAGCTACCACAATATGTACTTTTTTAAAACCGGCTGCACTACAAGCTTTTAACCTCATGTTGCCGCCTAATACAATCATATTTTCGTCAACTACCATAGGACGCTTTTCCAACATCTCTGGAAAATCTTTTAATGATTGTACTAACTTTTTAAATTTGTGGTCTTTGATAAATCTCGGATTATCCGGATTTGATTTAACTTCCTTAATGTTTACTGTTTTTATCATTGTTTAATTTTTTATACAAATTTAAATAAATATCCCATATTTTCTCAGAAGCTATTTTTTGAGTTTTATATGTGTTTGGTGATTGTATTATTTTTCCGTTGTTATCAACCTCAATTTTACATTCTTTTTTTCTTTCAATAGCTACAATGTAAATTTTAATTCCCTGTGCTAAACAATAGCTTTGTGCCTCTAAATAAATGTTCATTCTGTTCCGCTTATTATGTCTTTTTTTGTCAATTCGTCTTCTACAACTAACGAATAACCCAGAAATAAATAATTTATTAAATCAGCATATCTAGTTTCTATTGGCTCGGCAGGTGCCATTCCCGGATTATGAGCATGACTTAAAACTGATTGTACATGCTTAATAAAATGCGCTGCCCATATTTCAGCCGGTCTGATGCCTACTAACTGCGCACTAGTTTTAAAGTTGCTTAAAACGTCTAAATTTTTGTTAGTATATTCCGGTTGTTTTTCAGACATAATATTTTCAGCTAATTCTAGTAAATACTTTTTTACTTTTTTAAATTCTTGTTTTTCCATATTTTTCAGTTTTTATATAATTATTAATTTCATTATTTTCTTGTTGTGTAACATTATCTTCAAACGACTTACAAACTGCTGTTATTAATTGTCTTTTTCTTTTATCAGATAATTCTGTTGCTGTTTTACAGAACTTTTTAAAATAGTACATTTTCATAAATTTTATTTAAAAAGGAATGTCATTGTCTTTAATTATTTTAAATTTTTTATCTTTTTCTGTCACTGATTTATATACACCCCCGTTTTTAAAATCAGGTGCAAGCTCAAAATAACCAAGCTGGCCATTTTCTTTTCTTTTGACTTTTTCAATAAATATCTTAACGGCGTCGGATCCGTACGAGGTTTTTTGACCAATACATCTATAAACAATTAAACCATTGTAAGCTTTATTAAAAAAATCTGCTGATCCGCTAATGTCGTACAGTGTAGGTTTTTTATATTGACCGCCTTCACTTTCAATTTTTCTAGGGTGTGCCACTAAAAACATATGTGTTTTAGTTTGTTGACAAAACTGTGTAATTTGACTTAAAGTTTTTCCTATGTAGCTATGATCTCTTTGTGCCGAATGATCA